GAATAATGACAGAAACAAGTTTTGGTACTGAATTAAAAAATAAGTTATTGGACGGAGTTCAAAAACTTAATAATAGCGTAGCGTCCACTTTAGGACCCGCTGGTAGAACAGTTTTAATAAAAGATGAAACTGGTGATATAAAAGTAACTAAAGATGGAGTTACTGTAGCTAAGGCATTTCAAGAACTAGAAGATCAAACTGAATCTATAGGAGCGGAATTAGCTAAAAAAGTATCTATTAAATCTGCTAATGAAGTAGGAGATGGTACTACTACATCCACAATATTAGCTGCTTCCATATTAGAGGAAGGAATTAAACAAATTAATGATGGTTCAAATCCAGTTAATATTAAAAAAGGTATAGATGAAGCAACTAATACTGTTGTTAAGGAATTAAAAAATATGTCTACTGAAATTTCGGATGATGCACAAATTAAAGAAGTTGCTACTATATCTGGAAATAATGATAAAGAAATAGGTAATTTAATTTCTACTGCATTAGATAAGGTAGGTAGAGATGGAATTGTTACTATTGAAGAATCAAAAACAGGAGATACTTCTCTTGAAGTTGTAGAAGGTATGCAATTTGAAAGAGGATATAAATCACCTTATTTTGTAACAGATAATAATTCAATGTCAGCGGTATTGGATGATCCTTATATTTTAATTTATGATGGTAGAATCACTCAGGCAGCCGAATTAATTAATGTATTAAATAAAGCTAGCGGTGAAACTAAACCCATATTAATAGTGGCGGAAGATATAGATGGTGAAGCTTTAGCAACTTTAATAGTTAATAAAATGAGAGGTACTATTCAGGCGGTAGCAGTTAAAGCACCTGAATTTGGTGATAGAAGAACTATGGCTTTAGAGGATTTAGCTACTGTTACTGGTGGTCAAGTTATATCTAAAAATAAAGGATTTAAATTAGATAAAATGCAACCACTACAATTTGGAGAAGTATTAGGTACAGCTCGTAAAATTACAGTTGAAAAAGAAACTACTACTATTATTGATGGTAAAGGTAGTGAAGAATCTATCTCTGATAGGGCTAATGAAATAAAAACTCAATTGGATAAAGCTAGTTCGGCATTTGAAAAGGAAAAATTACAGGAAAGATTAGCTAAATTAATAGGTGGAGTTGCAATTATTAATGTAGGAGGTAATTCCGAAATTGAAATTAAAGAAAGAAAAGATAGAGTTGAAGATGCGTTATTTGCTACTAAAGCTGCCTTAGATGAAGGTATAGTAGTAGGTGGTGGTACAGCTTTACTTAGAGCTTCTAAAGCAATTAAGATTAAAGATAATGATGATGTATCTATAGGTAAAAAAATTGTTAAAATAGCAATTCAAGAACCATTTAATAAAATATTGACTAATGCTGGTCATGATAATAATGATATATCTTTTAATTCTTTTAAATTAATATCCAAAAGAAATATATGGTCAGGATTAAATTATAAAAATTTAAAAGTGATTGACTTTAAAGAGGAAGGTATTATAGATCCTAAAAAAGTAACTAGGATTGCCTTAGAAAATGCCGCCTCAATAGCTGGTACTATTCTTACTACTGAATCTATTGTTTATGAAAAACGTAAGGAAAAAGAAGAAGAAGTACCTAATCCTATGGCTGGGATGATGTAATTATTTTTTGTATATTAAAGGTTATGATTAAAGAACATACATTATTTACAGAACGTTTTAGACCTACCGATCCTAAGGATTATATTGGTAATGAAGTATTTAAATCAAGTTTAGATCAATGGATTAAACAACAGGATATACCACATATTCTATTATATGGTCCTGCAGGTACAGGTAAAACTACTGCTGCTAAACTTATTACAACTAATTTAGATTGTGATTCAATTTACATTAATTGTTCTGATGAAAATGGTATAGAAACAATTAGAGAAAAAGTAAAATCATTTGCTTCCGCCGCGACATTCCGCGCTTTAAAAGTGGTTATAATGGATGAAGCTGATTTTTTAACTATCAACGCGCAAGCAGCTTTACGTAATGTAATTGAATCGTTTTCTAAAACAACTAGATTTGTATTTACTTGTAATTATATAGAACGTATAATTGATCCTATACAATCCAGAACATCAGTATTTGAAATATTACCTCCATCTAAATCAGAGGTAGCAAAACGTTGTAAAGAAATATTACATAAAGAAGCATGTAATCATTCTACTGAAACTTTAGTTGATATTGTAAATAAAACATACCCAGATATTCGTAAAACATTAAATTTGTTACAATCATGTATAGTATATGATCCTGTAGGTACATTTTTACAATTAAATAAAGATATAGTTAATCAAAAACAATATACAGACCAAATTATTGATTTAATTAAATCTCATGATGATGATGCTTTTACTAAAATTAGACAAATAGTAGCAGATTCAAATATTAGAGATTATAACGAATTATATAGAGCCCTATTTGAAAATTTAGATTCATTCCATAACCCAGTATTAGGTACTATTATTATTTCAGAATCACAGTACCAGTCAGTATTGGCTCCTGATAAAGAAATTACTTTTATGGCATGTATCGCAAACTTAATTAAACCATTCTAATGCAACAACAACAATTAAATTTCGATTTAAGTAAAACAACACCTATTGAACCACCTAGTGGAGGTAAAATATGGTTATCTGGAGTAGTTTTACGTAAAGTATCTAAATTTGTTACAGGTGCTAGTGAAGATGGAATTGTACCAATTCCAGTATTCTTTGATCCTGAAACTAAAGAAATATTAGAAGATACTATCCCTAAGGAAATTAGAGAAGATTATAAATATGATCCTCCAAAAACACTCTAAGTAATGAATATATTTGATTGGCTAAATCAAATCTCTTATGATAAACAACCTTGGAGTAGTTTTACTAGAGAGGATAAATTATCATTTCAACCTTATATGATACGTCGTTTTATATCAATGAAGGAAAATTATATTGAATTAGTCAGTGAAGTTCAAAATGCAAATATACCATTAAATTACGAATATAATTTTTGGTGTAAATCAATTCCTAAAAGAAAAACATTTTTTAGATATATAAAACCTAAAAAAAGTTTGCCTAAGCAAGAATTGCTTAGTATATTAGCTATGTACTACCAAGTAAGTAAACGTGAAATTTTAGATAACTTTAACTTATTAGGTAAAGACTTAATTAAATCTATATTATTACAAATAGGTATAGAAGAACGTAAAATTAAAACTTTATTAAAAAATTAAATTATGGCAATAAGTAAACAAATTTATGACATGTTAAAATCTGAAGCCGAAGCAGATAAGCAAAAAGCTTTATTATCTTTAGATTTAATCAAAAATTATCCCGCAGGTATAGGTGATCATTCAACTAAAGATTTTTGGGATAATGCTACTGAGGCATTAAAATTATTAGCTTCAGCAGATGAAAGATTAGAAACATTAGAAAAATATTTTGATACTAAAGAGGTATTATAATGAGTGATAGCAGAAAGGCATATGATGAAAAATTTGGGGATAATGAAAATAAATGGGAAACCACTTTCACTTCAGCCCCTAATTTTTCTGAATCTCAACTTGATTGTAAAGTAAAATTTCCGGTCATTTCTGAAGAATTTGTAAAAGTTCAAAAGGAGCAATTAGAATTATTTTCTAAAAAAATGATGGATTATGGTCTAGGTAATATAGCTTTAGGTGGTGATCTTGAAAATGAAGATGATGTAAATTATGCTTTACAGGGCATACAAATCAGAATAAATGATAAAATTAACCGTTTGAAAAATTTATTAAAAAACGGTAAAAGTTATGTAGAAAATGAATCCATAGAGGATACTTTAATTGATATTTCTAATTATGGTATTATTGGTCTTCTCTTGGGAAGAAAAAAATGGAAATAAATTATAAGACAGATAAAGTTGTATCTTTTTCACAATATTCTACTTATAAATCTTGCCCTCATAAATGGTATTTAGAGTATGTAAAAGGTCATAGGGACGAAAAACCTAATATGTATTTTGTTTTTGGAACAGCTATACATGAGGCCTTACAATACTATTTACAAACCATGTTTGATTCATCAGCTAAAAAAGCAGATGATTTAAATTTAAATTTATTCTTCAAAGAAAAAATGATTGAAGAGTATACTAAATATAAATCCAAATACGGTCATTTTGCTACTCCTGAACAACTGAATGAATTTTATTTTGATGGAGTAGGAATTTTAGATTGGTTCAAAAAACATAAACGTGGAAGAAAAAATTATTTTTCTACTCGTAAACATGAATTAAAAGGAATTGAAGTACCTTTAATTACTATCCCTATTAAAGAAAGACCTAATATTAAGTATATGGGTTACATAGATTTAATTATCTATGACAAACGCTCAGAGGACTATACTATATTTGATATTAAAACTTCTACTAAAGGTTGGTCTAAATGGGAAAAAGGAGATACTACTAAACATAATCAACTTTACCTTTATAAACAATATTATTCCGAATTATTTAAAGTACCTTTAAGTAAAATAAATGTAGAGTTTTATATAGTAAAAAGAAAAGTATTAGATTTTGATGATGAAAATATTAAATCACCACATCAAGCTTATCGTGTACAAAATTTCAAACCAGTTGATAATAAATTAAGATTAAAAAAAGCAAAGGAAGATTTTACTAATTTTATACGTGAATGTTATACTGTAGAGGGTAATCCAATAGATAAAGATTTTGATAAAAAAATAGATAAACCTTGTGAGTGGTGTGATTTTGGAAAAAATAGAGAATTATGTGGAGCG